CAGAAAAGTTTATTCATATTATTTGCTTCTGTGTTATCATTTGATTTAGTAAATAATTTAGTAATAATTTCATCATGCCGTATACGAATACTGTAATCATTCTTTTCATTTTTTCTACCAACTCTCCCCAAACCTTGAATAATCTTTTCTTGTGACATTTCTCGCAAATCTTTTCCAATATAACCATGACAGAATTGATAATTTGTTCCATAAATATAATCTGTCGACGCAATAATAAGATAAAGGTTTTGATGCATAGCCAAATCTTTCATAATAGCTACATAATCATCACAGGCATGTTTAGTAAATACCCCAATACCCATCAATAATAAGAATTTCCAATTAACATTCACATCAAGTAACATTATTCGTTCTACAATATCATCATCAATCGCACTAGAAAACGCATTTTTTATATGCGATTTTTCCCATGTTTCTAAATGTTCTTTACTATTTGGAATGAATTTATTTCCAAGTTGAACTCTTCGCAGTTGTCCTCTTAGAAAGTCACACTTTTCCAAAGTTAACATTTCTCTTGCATCCTTATCACTACTATCTTTTACCTTATCACCTTCCTTTCCTTCACTATTATCTTTATTTTTGTTTAGATCTTTCATAAGCTGTTCTATTTCTTGTCGTAGTTTTTCATTATTTTTAATATCTTCAATTATAGCGCCAAACATTACCTTTGGTATTGATGCTGTTTTTAGACAAAATTTACCAATAAGTTCAACATTATCTGCCAAATAAATTGTGGGGCCGTCTGTTAATGTGTGAGCATCCTTAGTTGTTATATTAATACTTGAATTATATAGAGGTTGTCTTTTAGTAATAAAATATTCATGAACAGGACCATATTGTTCTTTTAAATTATTCAACAAAACCAAATAATACCTCTTTAAACTATTAATTGTTATTGTTTCAACAGACTCAAAATAATTTTCTAGTTGATATCTTACGTTTAATTGACAATTATTATTCACATATACAATAAATTTAGTTATTTCCCTTACATCAATATGACGTAACAACGTTTTGTAATTACGAATATGTTGCAAGAATTCTTTAACTTCTTCATACGTTGAAAACATATAATGTGGCATAACAACCATTCCATTTGGTTCAATAATAGGAATAGTTTTATAACATTCATTATTTACTATTGTAACAATATTTGAACTTGAGAATTTTTCTATGAAACTATCTACGGTTTCTTGTATATCCTCCACTTTGGGAAGTGTTGCTGATGAAAGAATAATATTTGGTATATCATTATCTTGCCAATTTTGTTTCATTATATTATGAAATGGATGCGTTTTATAATCAAGAGTAATTGTAGGTTCATCCCAATATAATAATAAATCTTCTACTTGATTAAATGCTTTCATGTATCGCATAGCCGGCAAATATGACTGTATGTCGCTAATCATAATTTCAACATTATCGCCTACACTATTATCCACACGAAATATGCCACCCGTTTTACGATTTCGCACACTTTCTTTTGCTGCAAACCAATGAAGGCGAATATTATCAACATCTCTACATCCAAAAGCAACCGCAATTTTTATATTCATTGAAATACATGCCTTTGCCAATTGCAGACCAACATGTTTAGCCGCACAAACAAATATAATTTTATATTTTTTTGTTAGTCCAATGGGTGTTAATGTTTTCCCCATACCAGTAGGTGCCTGATACATTATCATTTTAGGACCTTCTTGTTTACAACAAACAAACACATCTCGCTGATGTTTATATAATCTCAAATCTTTATAACTTACCAAATCACTATTACGTTCAATATATTGGTACGCATTTTCAATAAAATCTATTTTTGATACTGATTCATCATATAAATTAATAACATTATTGATATGTTCACAAATTATACTATTAATATTTGTGATTTTATACTTCAACAAGTGTTTTAATGTGTAATATAATTTATTTTTAATTGCACCTTCTGCTTCTAAAAATTGTTCAAGTTTAACAATCAAAACAAACTCAAATATATCGTGTTTAATATTATTTAGTTTTGTTTCAAAATTTTCAATTCTTATTAAATCGGCTTTTTTTAGTTTTTGTTTATTATTTGTATCCTTATAATTAAGTTTCAAATTATGTTTTTTAAACATTTTAACAATACTATCGTGAAAATATTCTTTATATAAATAATTATCATACCCTTTTCGTTTATTTCCATTAGGATCATCTTGAATTGATAATTTTATATAATTTAACAAAGTTGATGTTGTGTTTGAAACAATACCAGGATTATCAAAGCCATCGTATATCATTTTTAAAATTTTCAACTCTTCTGGAGATACTGAAATCTCCAAGGAATCCCATTCTTCTTTTGAAAGTTTTCGCTGTTCTAAATCCATTATGATGTGTATTAATTCATAATTAACTGTAATAAGGTTTATATCAATTTATTTTATTATAAGAATAATGAAATATAATTTTGTATAAAATTGACACAATATAATACTTTATAAAAATATACTAAACAATTATTCAATATATATAATTATGCCTACGATTATATCTGTTGAAGGCAATATTGGTTCAGGGAAATCAACACTGGTATCAGAAATGAAAGAGGTTTTACCTACTTTATTTAATGGACAAATCTATTTTCTTCAAGAACCTGTTGACGAATGGGAAAAAATATGTGATACAAACGGTGAATCAATCATTACAAAATTTTATAATAATCAAAAAAAATATGCGTTTTCATTTCAAATGATGGCATATATATCGAGATTAAAAACATTAACAGAACTAGTAAATAAAATACCACAAGATAGTATTATTATTTGTGAACGTTCAGTTTGGACGGATAAAAATATATTTGCCAAAATGCTTTATCAAGATAATAATATTGAAGAGATTAATTATGTTATTTACAATAAATGGTTTGAATTCTTTATGAAAGAAACAAACCTCGGAGGAATAATATATTTAAATACTGATCCGGAAACATCCTTTAAAAGAGTCATTAAAAGGAGTCGTGATGGAGAAAACATCCCTATAGAATATTTGAAAAAATGTCATAATTATCATTCAGAATGGTTTAAATATATTGATAAGCCATTACTAACTTTAAATGATATTGATAAAGAAGGTAAAGTTCTTACGAATGATTGGATTAAATCAATTACAAATTTTATTAAAAATATACAACTGAATAAGAAAAGAGAGATATTTAATACAGATAAAATTACATCAAATATAGATGAACTTTTATCTAAAAGCCATTGTTAACATAATGGTTAAATATACTATTTAAAAGTGTTAATAATTCGTTATCATTAATGCATTTAACTTGCTTACAGGTTTATATTTAAGAATATCAATTTCTTTAGTGGTTGTTTTAAATTCTTCAAATCCATAAATATCTTGTAAACACATCCATTCAAAAATTCCACCAGGATATATGTATACATTTTTAAAACCCAAATATACTAAATCTTTATATTTTTGATATATAGTCTCATCTAAATTATTACGTCCATAAATTATAATAGTCGTTGTTAAATCTTGTTTTAACATATCATTTATTACCTTTTCTTCTTTATTTGGAGTGATTGTAGAACTTATTATACAATTTTGTTCGTTTATGTTTAAAGTATTTATTATAATACCATTATTACCATTATTTTGAATATATTGAATATCTTCAAACCCTACCTTTTTAACTGATGGCGCGTTCCCCATTAATATTATTAATATAAATCTTTTAATATTTAAAATTTATATTAATCAAATGTTACAACAACTTCAACCTTTTCTTTTTTTATACTTTTAGTAGCAGACATAGATAATTCTTGTCTCCTTCGCCTTGTTTTACCATCACCCTTTTGTCTATTTGTTTTTGAATTATTCCTGTTATTCATATCAGACTCTATATCTTTCAAATTATCTTTAATATAATCAATAACTTTATTTTCTAATATCCATCTAAAAAAATTTAATTGACCGATAGTTGTTTGAATACTTGTATCTTCACCATAAGGTATAGTTATTCTATCCCATCTACAAAATGGATCGAAACGCTTTTTTGAGTATGCCTTTAATTTTAATTTATAATCAATGTATACTTTAAATCGTCGTTTATTTCCACATTCTTCAGCTAAATCATAAAATGTGTAATATTTTTTACTGTAATTTGTAACAAACCAGTCTATTAAACGAAGTGAAATTTCACTTTGTCCATTAA